AGCGGCGCCGAAGCGAGAGCGTCATGATCACTCCAGTTCCAGCGGCAACCGCGCATCGCATCAGCGTCAACCCAATGCGGGCAAATCGAATCGACCCAGTGCACCACCGCCTAACAACGCCATGGCCACCGCATTCGCCAAACTGAAGAAATAAGGGCCACCCATGATCACGGTTTACGGCATCAGCAAACTATAAAACATGCGTTAACTGCATGTTTTTATTTATAAATTATCCGTTCAATGTCCAATAAAATTGGCGGTTCGGTTTGCTATGAAACCCGCATGGTTGCTGGGTCGTTTTCGGAGTTTTAGACAGTTTTTGAGACGTTTTTTACCATCTGCCACGGTGCCTTTTGTCAGCTTCCTGATTGAGCTCCCAGTCTTCGCGGCACTCGGCATCGCACCATCGTTTTCCTTGTGCGAGCTCGGCATTGCACCAAAGGCAATGGCCTGTTACTGGCGCCTCTGAAACTCCCTTTCTTGCCGATTGAATTGCTAGGTCACGGTCCAACTGTTCACGGTCGCAGGCTTTATCGATGGCGTCTGTCACTGCCGTACCCCGTCGATTACCGCGTAACAGGCCGCAAGCCCTGCCCTGATTTCGTCGGCTCGGGCAGCCTCCCAGATAAGAAACTCTGAGTCCTGTCTTGAAAGCTCTGCCCCAGTGGCACCCGTGCATCCAGGGCGGGAAACTGCGGACAGGTCGACGGAACGCTCGGGGCGGTCGCGCAAGCCTGCAAGATCAGCCCGAAGGCGAGCATTGATAGCAGCCTGATCGGCGGCTTGTTTTCGGATAGCAGCATTGGCTTTCTCCTGGTTAGCACGCTCTGTGGTGAGCGCTGATTCGATGGCCTCGCGTTTGTCAGTCTCGGTCTTTGCCAGCCAGGCAGTATTCCTGGCGCTGTCTCCCCATAAGTAGCCGCCAAACAATAGCCCGACTGCTGTTGCCAGTGCCCCGAGCAACACCCACGGATTAAGGGTTGGCATGTCTATACTCCGAGCGCCTGACGGATTGCATGGTAGTAAGCCATGCGCTCCTGCAGACCATTGAGGCCACCATTGATTCGTTTAGTGATGCTCACCATATCCTCTTTGTCAGCCATGGCGTTTAAGCCATTTTTAGACCAAAACCAACCCGCTGAGAGCGCCGCCCCATCAGTATCTGACACCAGGCTAGGCTGATTCAGCGCATCGGTAGCCGTGGCAGCGGCATACTGCATATAGTTGTCGTGACCAGTGAGCTGGATATAACCACGGCCGCGAAAGCGGTAACCGTCACCGCTTGATTCAGGGCCATTACCCATACGGTTGGCATATACATAACTAGCGATTGCCCTGGGATTTCTGGCATACATGGTGGCCTGTTCTAGCGATTTAAAATACTTCGGGAATACCTTGAGTAACCTATCCGCCGAATAATTGAGGTTTTCCTCAGTCACGGTGAACTCTCGGGATTCATGGGCACATTGCGCTAAAAATGCAGCTTGCTGCAGCGGCGTTCTGATCTTGTAAAAATCCATAGCGCGAACCAGGCCAAAGGCGCAGCCGGGCTTAATGCCAGGAAAAACAGCCCGAAGTTGATCTGGCGCAATCATTTGCGGCCGCTCCGGTTGCTCATGTAGGTATAGAGTTCTTTGCGCATGCAATAGATCAAAAGACCGGCATTCATCACCACTTCTAGCGGATCTGAGGTGACCACCCCGTAGAATGGGCCGATAGCAACCCCAACACAGCCGACGGTGAAAAGCGCCACGCCGATACGCATGAAGCACGGCGTTGATCGGGTGAAATGGTTAATGGTGCAGATGCCGTGAATCGATAGCGCAACGCATACGACGGCGTTTACTAGGTCAAGCGGGATTAGGATCGGCGTATTCATTGCTGATACCCCCCACCGCCAAGACGCTGTTTCACCAGGTCAACCAGCACCGGGGTGATGATCTGCCAGCCATAACCAAGCAAGAACGCTGCGCAGATGCGAAGCTCTTGTATAGGGTTGGCCAACCCAAAAAAGTTCGCAGTCATCGACCCTGCAACTGGCGCTACGGCACCGGCTAACATGGCCGATAGGGTAACGCTGGTAAACGCTGCCTTACGACTGATGCTTTTGACTTGACCCAAGCGCAATAATCCGCCAAATAAACCAATCAGCAGCAAGTCGTAGTGCATCCCAAAGATGCTGCCAACCAGCGTGACCGTGCCAACGGATAACGCTGCGGCGGTAGATGTTGCAGGTTCTGTCATAGGCATACTTTCGAATTGGCGTAAAAAAACCCGCCGGAGCGGGTTTGGTTATTGATGATCTAGCTGTATTACTCGTTCAAATACTCTTCAAAGCCTTCCATTCCAAGATCCTCAAGCGCAATGAAGTGCTGTTTCATCTTAGAAGATACCGGCATCTCAACAATCGAACTTATCAATACGGCATGAGTTGTATGTTTATCGATAAATCGTTTTGCCCAAGCTCTAGTCGGAACTATAAAAGTCGCTTCGAGTGGGTCAATTTTTAGTTCATCTGTCCTGATGCGCCACTCGCGCTCCCACGAGTAGTCTGGTCCATTGATTGGGTCATACCTTACATGCCGATATTGATTAGATTCGTTGAGCTGTTCATAGTCAGATTCAGGTTGATAAATGACTGGTCTTCCGCCATTCTTAAATAACCATTTTTTGCTTAACATGACTCCGAAAGGTGCATACCGCACCGAAGAATCACTTGAAGCTATTGATTGTGCAATAGCTGTTAGAGGCGCTTCACTGAAACAAATACACTTGAAGCCACCCCTCACATCTCTATCAGATCCAAGCAATGTACCGCTGTTGTAAATTGCTAGAAATCTTTCCTGAGCATTCGAAGCATCATCTGATCTTGTCAAATGAATCAGCTTATTTGATAAGTCTCCGCGAATCACCATTGCTTCATCCTGTTATGTTTAACAGGTAATACTACGCCATCAAATTGGCCATGCAAGCACGGGCAGCTCTGACTCAATATCGGAATAACCTTCCGGCATAGGCCGTATGCCGGCCTCTACTTCAGCCATGATCTCGTAGAGCTGCGCCCACGTCGCATCACGAGCAGTGACTCCGTACTGGCCTTCGGCTTGGAACTTCGGCACGGTCGATGTCGCATATGTGCACAAACTCAGGATGCCATCGTAGTTACGGGTACGTGCAAAGTCGTCAAGACGTTTCTGAGTTGCAGTAACAATGGATTGAATAATTGACTCTGGTGTTGGCTGCGGGGTTTCTGGTGCAACCCATGCTCTATCAACTAGTCGCCATCCAAAAGTTACTTCATCTGGCGCTTCAATAAATTGAACTGCGTAGCCAGAGTTGAACACAGAAAATGGATCAATTTGTGATTGATCTGTGACTGTGTCGTTTGTCAGATATACAAAGTGCATTATTTTCTCCAATTAGGCGTAGATAATGACAATTGCTGGCCCACCGTAACCTGCTTGTCTTGTATTACAACCGCCTCCACCGCCATAGCCGCCATGACCACCTCTATTTAATACAATTCCAGATGGAGTATAAGCAGAACCACCTCCGCCCATAAATCCGCCATCACCTGCTACTGCTAGTGTATTTGCGCTACTTACAGCACCGCCGCCGCCGAAACATCCACCGCTTCCACCTGATTGTGCATACTGGGTCCCAGCACCGCCGCCTCCAGCACCGTAACCACCGCTTCCACCGCAATCAGAACTAAAATTTCCACCAACCCCATTTGCTAGTGTCAATAAAGGATCAGAAAATTTTGCAAATTGCGGCCTGCCTTGGCCAGCTGTTGAATATGATGCCGCTGACCAAGATCCGCCGCCAGCACCATTCTTTCCATAATATGATGACCCATCACCACCAGCACCACCAGCACCACCACCGCCACCGCAAAAATCAGAATCTCCATTTCCGCCTTTACCGCCTATTCCGCCGCCGCCACCTAATCCTGAACCACCATTAAACCCGTTTCCTAATGGTGAAGCAGCAGATCCGCCGCCACCAAAACTTGTACCGCCGTTCCCACCTGAATATGCTCCACCGTTAGTAACTGACGCGTGTTTGGTCGCAGTTCCACCGACTCTGCCTGCATCACCGTTTGCTCCAGGATTTGCTATTAGATATGTTGTTGCACCAACGCTTACTGAAGCAATACCATTAGAAATTGTGATTGAAACTGTTTGACCAGATGTAACAGAAATGTCTCCAAATGCGCAACCGCCACCGCCGCCACCACTACCGAAATTAGAAGTTTGACCATTTCCACCGGCCCCAATAGCATAAGCTCTGATAGAAGATATACCACTAGGAACTATATAAGTATTTGTATACGTATATGCTGACCATGTTTTTTCAGGAGAACCTTTTGCTAATGCAGCAATTGCCTGTGAGACGCGTAAAGGCGACATTGAACGCAACGCTTCTTCAGTACCAGCTTCCATTTCTGCTTGTGACGCAGCAACAGTTGGAGTATCTGGATCATAAGGCTGCACTGATTGACCTATGTCTGAATTCGTAAGGTAATCACCAGCAGGAACAAATGTAGCTACCCACTGCAACCCGTCCCATGTTCGCCGCTGTTTGCTGACTGTGTTCCAGTATTCAGCGCCTTCGATCAGTGCATGGCCATCATTATCAGTTGTCGGGTCTGCTGACTTTGCCCCTAGATAACGATCATCGAATGCATCGTATGAGGATGCAGCTGATGCAGCTGCGGTTTCTGCAGCTGTTTTATACGTTAGCGCGCTATCTTTAGCAGACTCGGCAGCATTCTTGCTGGCCAATGCTTCACCGGCTTTGGTGGTTGCCGTGGTAGCCGCCGATTCTGCTGTTGCAGCATCAGCCTCTACGGAGGCCGCTAGGATATTGCTTTCATCAACAAAAGTATCCAGCGCTGCAACCAGGTTGAAAGCCTTTTCGTTAAATTGCGCTGTGGTGTCCGTTGGCAGCGGCGCTGATGGCAATTGAGTAATGGTATCGCTCATGACAATCCTTCTAGTTCAAGTCCGCAATCTGCGTGGTTTGGGTAGCTGATTAAGATGTCGAAGTTCTTGTAGAACCCGAAAACAACAGTTGATTCGTAATCGTTTGAGCCGATCCATAGGCATGGCACAGCACGGACTGTGGCCAGGAAGTTTTGAAACGGATCGACTTCGGCCTTTTCAATAAGCATGTCGAAGCTGGCACGTTTGGCAAAGGCACGCTGCACAAAGACGGTGTCGCCAAATTCATTAGTTTCTTTGCGGCTGTAGTCTTGAATACCAACCCGAGCGCCCTGCCGAATACCCAAGCCAAAACGCATTTGCTGACCCATGAGAATGGCACCGACAGCCAGCGCAGCCCCGCCGGTTAATACGATACTGACGGTGGCATTTGGGTAGGTTGGCAGATCCAGAGCGATCTCCTGCGTAGGGGTTGCACGCTGGCCAAAGAACCAGCTCCACCACGATGACGCCGGTTGTACCGGGCTGAAACTGACGGTTTTGTTGTAGACCTGACCAAATACCGGGTCGGTCATAGTGATCTGTAAGCTGGCCGCATTCTCAACACCGAGCACAGCCAGTGCAGTAACTGCCTGCCCCGGCTTGATGCTGTAGGAGATTTTTGGCGGGGTTGTGCCTGAGGTAACTGTTTTTGAGCCATTGCTCAGGTCAAAGACTTTCCAACGGTTGGTTGGGCTGACTTCAATCCACCAGGTTGGGCTGGTGAGAGGATCATGGTTGGTATTAGCCCCTTGAACCGACTCATAGACTTTATGGTTTGAGGCAACAATTACCCGTTGGCCAACTGTGTAGGTTGCTCCAGATGACCACGCGCTATACTCGTTTTCTGGAATGTCGGTTGATATCAGCATGGCATCGGTAATGCCGATGGGCTGTACTACCGAAAGCGACAATGATTCTGCACTCATGCTGTGACCACCCGAGTTTCTGGCATGCCGTCACCATCCCAACGCTCGAGCAGACGGGTCATGCGGTTTTGTAGTTGAACCAGGCTACGCGCCTGGGCGGCGTTTTCTTCTCGTAAGAAGCGCAGTTCGCTGGCGACTTCCTGACCACCGCCCATTAGCTTTTTGGTCTGATCGGCGTTATAGACCATGCCTGGATTGCTGAAGTTGATTAACTCAGGGCCCTGCTCGCCGACCATGGCTAAACCACCCGGATAGTGCCCACCGCTGGCGAAGCCTTTGAGCTGCGCTTCGGTGCTGGCCTTAATCGCAGCCTCTACCCCTGCCAGGGTGATGTTTTGCGATGTCCAGTAAGATAAGCCTTCAGTATCCGGAGCCCGACCAAGAATACTTTGGTACATGGCCGATATGTCTTGCGTGCGGTTTTCGACGCTGTTTTCAATAGCGGTTTTAACTTCGGTCAGTGTTAGGTCTGAATTTGTCCAGTAATCCAATCCGGAAGCGTCAGGTTTACGACCTAAAATATCGTTGTAATAACCACTGATGACTGATGTTCTGGTGGCAGCGGTAGATGTTTGCGTGGTGACTTTTTGCAAGCTGGTCATAGCTGCAAGCTCGGCGGCCAACACACTGCCTAAATTAGCCAAAGCCCCTTCAATCGTGAGCGTGCCATCTTCAATGCTGGTTTTAATCCCACGGGCAATATCAATCTGATCTTTGGCCGTTTGCAAGATGCTATCTAGCTGGGATATCTGATCCTCTGCTGCTTTAAGCTGAAGCTCTGCCATGGATAGCTGATCAGATGCCTTGAAGCTAATTAGCTCTAATTGTCCTGACAGTAAGAGTCGATCACGCTTTTGCTCATAGGCCGTGGCATATTGCGCAGTTGAAAAGCTGTCGCGTAGGGTTGATACGGCACTGGCCAGCGCATCCTGCGCAGGCAATGGCCCGGAGCCAGCAGCGTTATTGATGAGGTTCCAGGCTGCTGAAATGCCACTTGCCGAGCCAATACCTGCCTCTTTATTCAGATCTGATATTTGGCCAGATAGGTAATCAAACAGTGATTTAAGTGTACTGATACTGGTTTGAATTGCCTGTTTATTCTGCTCGACTGCTGCCTTTTGTTTGTTAACGACACGCTCTAGTGCAGCGTAAGCAGCATCAGTTGCGCTGGCAGCCTTGGTTACTTGATCTTGTGCAGCCTTGACTAATTCTTGGTACGTTTCATCAGTGGATTTGGCGATTGCCGCAAAAGCCGGTGCCAGTTTGAGCAGGTTGGCCAGCAATACATCATTGCCGGCAGCGCGCGCCGATTCCACCAGTTCCCGAAATCCTTCTCGGGTACTTGGCAGTTCAATGTTCATGGCCTTCAAAACATCCGACAGATTCTGAGTCGCTTGTGCCACACGCTCTGCTTCTGTGTAGAAGTTCTGGTAGTAGAAGTCAGTGGCCTGGTTAAATGCCTCAAGACCGCCCATCATGTCAATAAAGGCGCTGGCCACATTGGCGCCAGCCAGGCTGGTTTCCTGCAGTTTCAAGCCCAGTGTATCGAAAGTGGCATTCACCGTCGTGAGGCTGGAAGCTAGCCGTGCTAGCGTTTCGCTAGCTGTTTCACCGGCCTGCCCAAAGTTGGTGCCTGCCAGCATGGCTTGGGCCAATTGGTTGGCATAGCCTTCCAGCTCTTTTTGCAGGTATTCGGTAACCTGCTCGACCGAATTGGCAGGGATCTCGAAGTAATGGCTGACGTTGGCAATGGCTTCAGCATTAACCCCGAGAATATCGGCATAGCCCTTGGCGGCATTGGCTACCGTAACCACGGCGCTGCTCATATAGGCTTCGAGTTCTGAGCTGATGGGCGAGTAGTCACGGCCGGATCCACCGCCGCCGAACCAACCGCCTTTTTTCTCCCAGGTGGCGAATTGCTGACCGCCGACCAGACCATTCGGGGTCCAGGTGCCACTGAGGTTATTGCCGGTGATGTTTTTAGCACCCGAGCCCCACCCGGCATTGACGATGCCGCCGACGATCCCACCGATCAGGCCACCAACAAAGGTGCCGATACCGGGCACGATGGCCGTGCCGATGGCCGCACCAGCAGCCGCACCGCCGCCGGTGGTATAGAGCGAATTGCCACCGATGAGTGATTTGCCGTTACTGATCCACTCGCCAGCCAGCGTTCCTGCACCGATGCCCGCTGCGCCCTGCGCTGCCAGACCGACGGTGCCTGCCGAATTGAAGACGGCCGCCCCGGCTGATTCAAAGCCCATGCTTGCTAACCCTTCGCCGACGGCAAAAGTAGCAGCCTGGGCACCGGCTGCAATGGAATCCAGGGCACCAAGGGTAGCTGAGGTTAGTGCGGTATAGGCATTATTCACCGATGAGGCCATGCTGGCCAGACTGCCCAGATTCGAGACGCTGGATAGAGAACCGGAATTAGCCGAGGCCGAGCCGCTGGCTGTCATACCCAGCGCCGACATAACCATGGCAGTACCGCTGGTGATAATCGGCTGCAGGATCGGGCGCAAAATCAGCGTCTTGAACATGTTGATCAAGAACTCTTTTGCGGTCTGCCCACCGTTGATCAACGCATCGGTCAGGCTCTGCCCGATCTGGAAGTTGATCTGCTCAACCTCACGGGCATAGTCTTCTTCAATCTTTTTTCGGCGATCAGCGGCTTCCTTTTCGAGACGGATGCGCTCTTTGATGCCTTCGTTTTCGATGGTGGCCTGACGGATGGCCTCGGCATAGGCACGGTATTCTTCGGTGTTCTGTTGCAGCCCGGTCTGTTCCAGCTTGCGTAGGTTGACGGCAATCTCTTTCTCGAGATTGCTCATTTTCTGGGTATCGGTTTCAAAGCGAATAGCCGCTACCAGATCCTCGGCAGCCTTGACGGCCTTTTCCTGTTCTTCGCGCTGCTTCTTGGCAGCACGTGCGGCTTCTTCGGAGGCCTTGCCGATTTCCGGGGCGGCTTTCTTGCTGGCAGCGGCCATGCTGGCCATAGCAGCCATGGCTGAATTGCCTGTGTCAGACCACAGTCGGCCTACTGATTGATACGACTCAGAAGCCGTATTGATCATTTGATCGAGGCTTTTGGCATTGGCTTTAAAAGTGCCTGCAAAATCAAGCGAGGCAAGCGCCTTGCCCCAATCAATGATCCCAGATACAAACGTTGCAAGTACTTTAAGCGCACCGACAACACCGATTGCGATAGATCCAAGTGTTTTAAGGGATAGTGAAATTGCATCGACAACTAGCGACATCGTCTGACCGTCAGACATCAACGTCAGAAACTCACCAGCAAGGCTTTGCAGAGTTGGCAATAGACCTGCGGCAATACCCATGGCAATGCCTTGGCTGCCTGTTTGTAATAGGTCTAGGGTGTCATTGAATTTGTCGGCTGCCTGCGCTGTTTCTTCAGAGAGCGTGACACCAAGCTTTCTCGCCCAATCATCAAACTCGGCAAAGGAAGCGCTTCCGCCGTTAAGCACGGGAATGAGGTCTGCCCCTGATTTGCCGAATAGCTCGACGGCTAATGCAGTTTTAGAGACGCCATCCTGATAACCAGCGAACTGGTCTGCCACCTGAGCGATAACCTCACGGGTAGACATCAACGACCCATCGGCATTGCGGGTGGCAATACCCATGGCTTTTAGGGCGCTATTGCCATCCATAATCCCGACAGAGAGCTTGGCAAGCGCTTTCTGCATGCCGTCTGCATCGACTCCGCCCTGCTGGAACGCCAGTTGCAGACCGGCCATGTCCTTGACCGCAACCCCAATCTTTTGCGACATTTCGTTGGCTTTGTCGGCCGCATCAATGGCGCCTTTGATCCACCGAGCAAAGGCGTCAACAGACATGGCAACCCCCAAAGCGCCCAAGGCAGCGCCAGCCATGCTGGCTGCTTTTTGTACTTTAGCCATGGTGCCATCTACGGTCTGGCGAATGCGGTCCATATCCTGCTGGATACGAACCACATTGGCTGCCATTTCAATGGTGAGTGTGCCGATGTTCATTTTGTGGCCCTTGCGAAAGCTTTGAAGGCGTTGCTGACTTTGTTGCTGATAACCCCACGGTCAAACTCTTCTACCTGCTTGCCATAAGGCGGCGGGCATTCGGGTTTTTCTGCGGCGTTCATAGATGCGATGTACGCCCGGGACATGTCGCGTAGGACGCGAAACTCCCAGGGCGTCAGCTCGACGCCGCTGCCCTGTTGCCAGGCCAGCAATTCGGTTGCGCTGATGGCAACGGGGCCCATGGCGCCATTGCCGACTAGACCCAGCTCGAACCAGTAATTGGCGAGATACTGCGCAGGGCCAAGATCTGGCATCAGCGGTGTGCCACCGTTTGCCTGGATCTTTTCTGCGCGGCTCTGCTGTTGCTCTGGTTCGAGCTTGCTCTGCTTTGATGCGGTTGGCTTCGGGGTGGCGTGAAACCACCCCAACTGCCGGGCGAAGAGGTTGAGGTCCTCGCCGGTTACTTCGTAAAATTTGCCCAGTCACCCACGGCCTTATTGACCTGATCGGCAATAAAACCGATGGCCGGGTCTAGGTAGGCGGCTTTGAACATTTCAGCACCGGTCAGGTCTTTGTAGACAAAGCCGTTGAAGCTGACGGTGCACGATGCCAGAAACTCGGCATCGAGTTCGCGCTGCTCGTCGTCTTTCATTTTTTTACCGCCCTTGCGGACGTAATCCAGAATGGCGCGGTTTCGAATACCCTGGGCTTTTTGGTATTGCTTTGAGCCTGGGCCATAAGCGGTAATGCTTAATGTCTCGCCTTCGGCATTCGTGAGCGGTTCGCCGTCTGGGTTTTCCAGTTCAATGATGGTGGTGGCGTTAACAGCCAAGTTGGAGATATCAAAGGTGGTTGATTTGGTCATTTCTATTCCTTTCGCGGGAGTTGGAATGCCCGTGCCCGGCACGGCCTCACCCCGCGAAGGATGAGCGCCGCGCCGAGTCGGTGCAGGTTTTGCCTGTTGGGGCATGAAGGGTTACGGGTTAGGCCGCCAGAACTTCAACGATGCCGACGCCATTGCTGGTTGTGGTCAATTCAAATGTGCAAGTGGCTGTGGTAATGGAATCAACACCACCGGCGCCAACCTTGAAGCCCATGACCAAGGCTTGACCGTAGTACTTATCGCCGTTCTGAGTGGTCACCAGAATCGAGTACGCTGCATCTGAATCACGGGCTTGCTTACAAAGCACTTGGCCAGCATCGTCGGTATCCAGACCGAGTTGCAGCGTGATGGAGCCTTCGTTGTAACTGCCCTTCTTTTTCTGGGTGCCACGCGAGCCTACCGGCTGGTGAGTGACTAGTGCATATTCACGGCCAAATTCACCAAGGTCTGTAATTTCTCCGACCGTGGTAAATGTCAGCGCGGCATAGCCTGTGCTATCGAATGTAGCCGGGGTGCCAGCCGAGATTTTGAAAGTACTGCCTGCGGATGTATGAACGCCCATGTGTTTCTCCTTAAACAAAAAAACCCGCAGAAACGCGGGCGAAAAAAAACCGCCCGTGGGCGGTTGATGCAAAAGGCAAAAAAGCCTTATTCGTAATAGACCAGCAGGTAATCTGCTGGCTGTGTCCAGGTGCTGCTTTCGAAGTCGTTATCGACGGGACCAAACGATTCGAGGTTGCAAGAAACAACGGTCTTGCCCGCAACGATGATCTGGTGCTTATGGTCGAGCGCGCCGCGAATGGCGGCATGAATGGCTTTAACTTCGCCAATGGTTTTGGCGAGCGGGTTGATCTGCACACGGGCACGGGCAAGGCGCTTGTCACCGAGGTCTATGCTGGGGGTTGGCACGCTATCGATAACTTGATAGACCACCGCCGGGAAGGCGGTGTTCTGAGGCAGCATGCCTAATGCGCGGCGCTGACCGACCAGGGCAGTCACTGCCGGGTCAGACAACATGCCGGCAATGATGATTTCTGCGTTCATACGCGCCCTGCTTTCTTGAGTTCTTTGGGCAAGCGCTTACGGACGTATTCGGCAAAGGCTTGAATAGCAGCTTCTTGCGATTCGTCAAAGGCCGGGCGCATGAATGGTTTTGGCCTTGCCCCTGGGTGGGCGACCGACTGACCGACAAAGTGTTTGCCAATGACTAGACTGCCCCGTTTGACCATGTTGTTAATGGTGCGATAGCTGTACTTGCGTTCGCCGCGGCGCGTTTGCTTATTCGGTTTGGCGTCTTCTTTGATACTGATGAAGTGGGCGGCGGTACCGAATTCAAGCAGGTGGGCATAGAACGGTTCTTTTTTCTTTTCTGCGGCATCGCCTGTTTTGGATTTGGCTGACGCTTTGGATCGGCGACCAGCAATGACTTTGGCATTCAACCAGCCACGCTTGAGTGCTTTACGGCTGAAGCTGATATGCAGGCTGTCAGCAAGCAACCCGGACTGGATTGACCCGTTGCTGCGTAGTTTTTCACGGACGGCATTGAGCATGACATTTTGGCCAGCGCGAATGGCGCCGCGCATGACGTTCTGTTCAATCTTTGCTGGCAATGACTTGAGGACGGCATCCAGTTCTTTGAGGCCTTTGATTTCGACGGTACTAGCCATGATCTACCCCTTCAATACAATCAAAGACGATGTATTTATGTGCCTCTTCGAGGTCGATGGCGCCGGTAATCGACAAGGTACGATCCTGATATTTAATGCGCCAGCCGGTGACTTTGGTGGCAGGCAGGTAATCGGGGTTGTAGCGGATCAGCACGGTCTGCGATGTCTGTACATCAACGGCTTGCGCCCGAAGTTTTTCCCGGCCGCCGATGGGTTTGATGTTTGCCCAGACGCTGGCGATGTCAGCCCATGCCTCACTGGGCTGGCCATAGTCATCAAAACCAGCGCCGCGAGCCTGCAGCGTGATGCGGCGGTTGAGTCGGCCGACGTTCACGCGATTCTCCAGAGGGTGAATGGCTCTAGGAGTGCATCAACGTATTCCATGGTGGCCAACTCTTTGCCAGCCAATCCGTCCGGGTTGCTGATGGCGGCGATGCACTGGCTGATGATCCAGAGTCGAATGGCATTCGGTACGCTGTCGGCGGTGGCGCCGTAGCCACAAACAAAGCGGATGCGTACAGCGGCGGGTTGGCACGCTGTGACTGGCCAGACGTTATCGCCAGTTAGGCTGATTTTGCTATCGTGGTCTGAGCTGGTCAGACGGTAGGCTGATGGGCCGAGCGTTTGCTCTGCACCCAGGGCATCTAGGTATTTGACGCTGGTGATGCTGGAGACGTTAGGGAGCGGTAGTTCGATGTAGCTTTGCCCACTGACGGGGAAGCAATCGAGTACCAGCTCCATGGTCTGGTTGATGAGTTTGCGCCCCATTTTGGCTTCGGCAGCCTGAGTAATTGCCGGAATGACGATGTCTAGCTGAGTATCAAATTCATCGCCATCAATGCGTGCTGCGGGCTTGATGTCGTTTTTATCGACCGGGGTGATCGATGGCGGTGTGATTTGAATGAGTGACATGGTGTGTCCTGGATGATTAAACCGGTGCGGCACGCGCCGCGCCGGTTGTTTCGATGTTGCAGTGGCTGTCAGGCTGGTGGGTTTGTTTCTGCACCAGCCGGGTCATCGTTTGGCGCATTACCTTGCAGAGCGCCTTCGCTATCTGCCAGTGGGCCGTCTTGACCAGTTCCAGTGCTGTCTTGGTCATTTTTATGAGACGACTTTTTCGGGGAGACATGTTTCTGAACTTCGGCACCCTCTTCGATGGCGTAGGCCACCGCTGCCGGGTTGGTGTCGATGACGCCTTGTTTTTCAAGCTGGGCAGCCAGTTTGTCATCCAGTTCGATGACGTCGTTGGCACGATAGGTGATGAGGCCGATCAATGAGGCGACCAGGACTCGGGCTTTCTTTGCCATGATGATTTGATCCTTTGAATAAAAAGCCCCGATCCTGCGATGAGGTTCGGGGCTTCTTTGGGTTGACGGCGATTACGATGCCGAGTTCTGGTAGTACTTGACGGCGCCACCGACGTCGATCAGGTTGCCGCCCAGACGGTTGAAGGCGACAAAGCCGATCTGGCCGTTGAGGATGAAGTTGCTGTCTGCCATGCGGAACAGGGTCAGATCCATCACTTCGCGGATCATGTAGCGGCTGAAATCGCCGAAAAGAACCGATTTGGCGTTGGCAGCCATGCTGGCGACTTCCTGGCTGATGAAGATCGGCTTGCCAAGCAGGCGGTCCGGCGCACCACCCGGGTTGCCTTGATCGTAACCCGGCACAAAGATCGGGCGACCTTCTGTGTCTTTGATCTTACGCAGCGCCTTGATGGTGCTGTCGTTCATCATGAAGCCGACCTTGGCGCCGACACGGTAGACCGGATCCACGGAGTGTTCCAGATCCACCAGATCATCGTATTCGATGGTGGTTGTCTGGCCGGTAGCACCGACTTTGCCGGCGCCGGCGGCGGTGACGATGCCGCGTGGCTGGCTGGTGCCGTTACCGGTGGTGAAGTGCTTGGCAGTGATGCGGCCAATGCGCAGCGAGAGCAGCGCATTGATGTAGCCTTCGATGTCGAACATGGAGTCCTGGATCAGTTCGAACGGCACGGCGATCTTTTTCGACGAGTACTTGTACACGTCCATGCTGATGTTGCCGAAGGTAGTTTCACCCAGGGCGGCTGCAACGTTCTGTCCAACGATTTCACCTTCTTCCGATGTGGCATCGGCGGTCGGGAAGTTCATCTGGGCACCGGTGCCGGTCTGGATGATGGTGGCGACGTTACGGATGCCACCGTATTGCTTCATGGCTTCGGTCAGCTGACGGTAGTACTCGGTAGCGACGGTGTAGCCACCTTCGGCCGGGGTCGACGTGGACATGGCAGCTTGCGGCAGACGCATGGCGTTGGCAATGTCACCCGACTGACGGGCGCGCATGGCGTTCATCTGGTCTGTGTTCAGTGCCTGAAGGCCGCCAGTGAGGTACGAGCGAATGGCGCTGGCATCAGCCGAGTGGGCGCCGGGTGTGCGTGTGTACTGGTCACGCAGGGAGTCAGGTACGCCGCCGTTACCGCTGGCGGCCGACATGCCGATGGCGGCCATGGCATCGTTGTGGCGCTTGATTTCGCCGTCAATGGTGCCGATTTCCTGCATGGCGGTGTCGTAGGCAGCCTGGTGCTCAGGCTTCCATTCCGGGGTTTTTTCCTTGTCGACAAGGTTTTGGAGTGTGTGCGCAATTTGGTCACGGCGCTCACGGAGTGCTTGTAGGTTCTTCATAGGGTATTACTCCATAAAAAAAGCCACCCGAGGGTGGCTTGGTGGTGCCAGCGCGTGAGCGTCAGGCGGGGATCAAGGCCAGTAAGGCGGCGCGATGCAATGCATCACGATCCACTGTACTGTCCGGTGTTACTTCTTCGGTTGGGGTTGTCGGTTCTGGGGGTGGCGCTTCCGGCGGTTGCGACGCTTCCGGCGGGTGGGCGTAAGCGGATAGATTCCAGGTGACGGTCTCTGTATTGCTAACGCTTTCTTCGGTGGCGATGCTGTCGGCAAAACCGAGGTCGACCGCTTGTTCGGCATCGAACCAGGTCTCGTCGGTCATCCATGACCGGATCTGTTCGGGGCTCTGCCCGGTTTTGGCGGCATAGGTTTTAACCAGGCTGCCATCGATCTGACCCAGCAAGCCAGCTTCTTTGATGAGGTCGTTTTCGTTACCGTAGGTCATGGTCCAGGCTTTGTGGATCATGACAAACGCGCCGGGGGCAATGACGATCTGATCAGCAGCCATGACCAGAAACGAGGCGGCGCTGGCAGCGTAGCCATCAATGTGGGCAATGACGGTGCTTTTGTGTTCGCGGATGGCCTGTTCGATGGACCGTGCAGCAAAGACCGAACCACCCGGCGAGTTGATTCGCAGGTGGATGGTTTCGGCCGTGATGCCATTCAGTTCTTTGATAAAGGCCTGCGGGCTGACGCCGCCCCACCATGCTGCTTCTTCATCAGTATTGACGATCATGTCATACAGGTAGATGGTGGCTTCATTGTCAGCTGTTTTCTTGGCGACAATGGGTTTGCCGCGATGCTGATTGTTGGTGATGAGTTTAAGCATTGGATGCATCGCTACCCTCCTTATTGGGGTCTTGGTTATCCTGACCGTCCGGGTTGTCGTCTTGATTGCCGTCTGGTTTGTCTTGCTGGTCTGGTGCAGTGTTTGTTGAACCGGCTTTGATGATTTCGTCGTTATCCGGCTTGGCTTGCAGGTTTTTCATCTTGCGAACTTCGTTAACGGTCATCCAGCCCTGAGAGCCTGGGCCGCCCAGCGCTTTGGCGAAGTATTCGGCCTGTGCCTTGGCATCGCCTTCAAGCAGGGCGTCACGGTTGAATTCACCGTAGATGCGGGTGCTGCGTGGCCAGACTTTACGATTGATCTCCTGGCTGATGGCATCCAGGTACCGTGACAAGGTGTAACGGACAAAGCCGATCGACATTTGTTCAACGCCGGTACCAAAGCTGGTGGTTTTTTCGGTGTAGCCAATCATGTGCGGCGGTACGCCGAAGATGCGTGCGATGTCTTCCACCTGAAACTTGCGGGTGCCGAGGAGCTGGGCATCCTCGGCATTCATGGTGAGCTGCTGTACTTCAAGGCCTCCGGTGAGGACTGCCGGCAGGTGGGCATTCTCGGCACCGGAATGACGGTTCATCCAGGTTTCTCGGAGTAGTTTTGCGGAGTCGTCGCTCAGCTTTCCGGCGGTTTTTAAGGCGAAGTCTGGGCGTGCGCCGTTTTTAAAGAAGGAGCCGGCAAACTGGTCGGCGGCCAATCCGATGCCGGCTGATGTGCTCAGCGCAGAACGGATCGGGGTCATGCTCCGGATGCCGTCAAAGCCGATGCCGGGGAAGTGCAGCACGTCAGCCTGATCAATAGTTTCCAGCACGCCTTCAGGTGAAAGCATGCGGTAGAAGTTGCGGCCGTTCTGGCGAAAGACGTTAACGCGGTCCGGGTGATACGGTTCGAATCCTTGAATGGCGTTGGTGAACGGGGTTACCCGGTGAATACGCCAGAATGAATCGCCCTTGAGGCCAATAGACTGTGCGGCATAAGACCAGGCGCTGGCAGCAGTCCAGTTGTTCCAGGGGGATTCGTTGAAGAGGTACCAGAGGTCGGAGTTGTAGCGCTCCCGGCTGTCTTCCATCCGCTTGTAGAGGTGGTACGGTAGTGCGGCGATGGCGCCACCAATGAGGCCGACGCAGGCATAGACCGCCGATACGCACATGGCGCTGTGTTCGGTAACATTAACGCCAGCCGGTGCAAAACCAAAGCCGCCCGTCAGGACGTTGTACATGTCGGTGCCTGGCGTGATTTTGCTGATCTCGGTGGCGTTCTGCTGTTTGGCGGCCTGGCGCTCTGCCATCCAGGCTTTGAGAATGACGCTACCGGGCTCTTTGACTCGCTCGGTGTTGTACCAGCTTTGTGTTGGTGAAGTCATAAGATAACGATCCCGGGTTCTGCACTTTCAGTTTCAGCTGCCAGTGCTCTGTTCATGGCTACGATGGTTGCTACCGCAGCGTCAATCTTGTTTGATGCGCGTGATTTTCTTGGAAAGACGTTTTCGTTTCGGTCTTCTTTAACTTCGACGTTGCTGAGCATCCAGACGTAAGCCGGGTTGTCGTCATGGTGGAATCTGCCGGCATCGATGAGCGCGGTGATTTCTTTCATGGGTTCCGACAAAAACCGAACTTGCTGCGGGATATCAACAACAACAAAGCCCTCTTCCTGCAGGTTTGCTCCCAGCTGGTGACCACCCCACGGGTCTTTAGCGACTTCGCGGATATGAATCTGGCTGGCTGATTCGATGAGGTCTTCTTCTATCTGGCTGAGCGCGATCATGTTGCCGGGGGTGGCAATCAGGTGACCGCTGTTCACCCACGCCTGGTAATGGGCGTTTTCCGGTTTCTCTAGGGCAGCTTCCGGAACGTAGTTCTTTGAGAAGGCGTAGTAATTGCGCGCTTCCCCATCACCGATCCAGCAGAGCCATACGGCGCTGGCGATATCCTGTTTGCTCGCCAGGTCCAGGCCGACAATGCAGCCGTCCCATGGTTTGCTATCGATGGATAGCGTGGCATCCCCAGCTTGTTGAAGGTTGTACAGATTGAGCCACGGGCTTGCGGCCGCGACCCAGATATCAAGGTGCTTTGTTTTGAAGATGTTCTGCTTACGCGGATCCGCGACAGCATCACGCTGTTGAAGGATCAGGTACTCGCAGTCAACCGAGACACCCATGTTCGGGTTGGCTTTGCGTAAGGCCTCTTCGCTAGTCCAGTCATCACCATCATCAATGGTGAAGACGATCCCGAAGCGCTGATCGTTTTCGATCACGCCTTCAAGGATCTTCTGAAGTTCTACCTGGTGCAGGTAACACGGGCCGGAGATATCGGATCCGGCAGTGGTAATCACCAGAATCAGCGGTTGCGATCTGGCGCCCATCCCGGTCTGCATGGTGTCATACAGTTCCGAGGTTTTATGCTCGTGGTACTCGTCAACCACTGCGCAGCTGGGGGATGCGCCGTCACCGGGTTTTCCGATGACGGGCTCGAACTTCGAGTTGTTATCAACAATCGAGAGATTCGAGGCGTTGACGACAACGCCGTAGGTCTGGGTAAACCGTGGCGTGGCTTTCGCCATCAGCAGGGCCGGCCGGAATACTTCCATGGCCTGATCCTGTGATGTAGCACCGGAATACACTTCCGCGCCGAACTCGCCATCCACAGCCAGCATGAAATTGCCGATCACGGCAGCCAGCGTTGATTTTGCGTTCTTGCGTGGCACGATCACGTCAGCAACCCGGAAGCGGCGCTTTCCTGTGATCATGTGTACCCAGCCAAACACGCTGGCCAGAATAAATATCTGCCAGCGCTCTAAGGTGATCAGCTGCCCTTTTGCAGCCCAGTCTCCCTTAATGTGGGGCATTAACTCCCCGAACTTACAGATCCGCTCAGCCGGTCTGTAGGTCTTTTGATGAATATCCGTTAGCTCAGGATTCCAGGTATACGGGAAACCATCGCTTGCGGCGCGTTGCAGATCCTTTAGGTGTCGCTCACAAGCCAGCCGGTGCCACTTGCAAGCAATGATTTTTCCATCGACTACATCCTGGGCATAAGCCGTTGCTATGTCGCCAAAATGCGTTTCACTGACTACAGCGAGTTCCATTTATCTTGAGTCGCCGGCTCAAACAGTGTGCCCTGCCGGTTGTCGCTGGCGGTCACCTTCGAGCGTGCCGAAGGCGAGAGCCCGAACAGATCAAGGTAGCGCTTAACCTCGGCCGATGCGTGGCGGCCGACAACCCAGTGGTGCGAATAGACGAAGTTGCCATTCGCGGTTTTGATCATGATGCCATCACCGCCGGCATAGACTTCGCCGCGCTCCTCAGCCTGTGCCCGGGCGGCCTCAGCGTCTTTCATGGCGCGTGCCAGCTGACGCTCTGCCCAAACCATCTTCGCCCACGCCTGGCAGTAAAGCACCAGGGCGGCGCGGTCGAGTTTAGACACCAGGCCGTACCGCTCAAGCTCACCGGTCAGGCGCTTCCATTCCTTTTTGGCTTCCGGCCAAATCCACACCGGAAAATCCGGGATCTCAACTTCCGGCCGGAACTCATCCATCAAGGCAGCGGTCGGTTTCTTGCTGGCATTGCCGCGCAAGATATGCACATTGGCCGGCAGCGGACGCGGTCCTCTACTTCCCATGTCGCGCACCAAAAAAACGCTGTAATATCAGCGCTACGGGTAAAGGGGTACCCCCCCCACCCATAACCCCCGCACGTAAAAGTTTGTCTACCCTTACGGTCCTAGGCTGCAGGGCTCTAAACATTTGCATACCCCCTGCCCCGCGCTGACTCGTTGGCCGTCTTTGCCTTGTGGCAGGCAACGCAGATGGCCTGCAGGTTGCCTTCATCGTCTATTCCACCCTGTGCTTTCGCTACGATGTGATCAACTTGCTTTGCCGGTGTAACAGCGCCTTGCTTTAGGCATGGCTGGCAAAGCCCGTTATCCCTCAGCAGTATCTGCTTCCTCAGCTTATCCCATGCAGCGCCATAGCCGCGTGACTGTCGACTGCCACGCATCTTATCGGCAAAGGTACCGATCTTTGCGTCGACCTTATGGGCAGAACAATAGCTGGATCCATCGCGCACCAAGGCATTACAGCCAAGTTTTCGGCAGGGCTTCGGGGAAAGATTAGGCATTGGTCTGGGCAATAAAAAACCCGCCGAGCTAACGCTGAGCGGGTTGTTTCAAGTGACAAAAATCACCACGTAGCAGAATTGCACCAAAAGTGGCCCACGAAGTCAAGCACATTTTTCAAATACCGGCTGAAATATCGTTCAGGTGTCTCATCACCTCACGATGAATGCGCGGTAGATCGATGCGTAGCACGTTTCTTTCGTAGGTTGTTCTAGCCATGCCCATGCGGCTGGCTATCTCTCTGACCGAGCCACCGATCTGGTAGATCTCGACACAGATTGATCTGTCACGCTGATTCAGTCGCTGAATTGCGCCATCGGTATCGCTCAGATCCTGGTCTATATTCGGGCAATGGCTTTCGTAAGCGTCTCCCTTCGGCATGTCGTTGAACATCGGCGATATGCATGGGTATCCGTTGCCACCATCACGTTGACGGGCAGACCATCTGCCCCAGGCGCACAGCAGATGGTCGATATGCAGGATGATTCCGGTGTTCATTTCATTCCTTTCTTGAGCTTTCCAGATTTAGCCAACTTGACCAGCTTCCGAATACGACGGGCCTTTTTGATGCGCAGGCGTTCTGCCTGCTGTTTCTCATACCGTTCAGCCTCTGCCCGCATCTCACGAAGGCGGTCAATCGACTCAGCGGGATCACCCCACATCCAGCTAAACGGTGGCGCTGCCATGGCTATTCCTATCGTTTCCAAGCACGCTCAGTGCCTCAGGGTTTGATTTAATCGATTCAACTAGGGCAGCCAGGTAGTTAAACCAGCACTCAAGGCGCTCTGAATCACCGCTGTCCGAGCATTGCTTGATGGCCACCCGTGCCTCTTCGACGTCTGCATCAGACCAGCCATCCACCTCAAGCCAGAAACGCTGGACGATTCGCCAGTTGCGGCGCATAAGGTGGATATCGACAGCCAAGGTTAGACGCTCGGACGGCAAGTTAGACGGTTGAAACCCGCATAAACAAAGGCGTTGTCTAACCTCCTAACCTTGTCTAACCTAAATACACAACACATCACGCGCGTGCGTGCGCGTGTGCGCGCCCGTGTGGGGCGCTGTCGAAATAGGGTGGACGAGGTTAGGAGGTTAGACGAACCAGCACGGACAAAGGCTTTCAGCCGTCTAACCTTTTCGGGGCCGTCTAACCTTAGGTTAGACGGATTCACCCATCGCTGGTTAAATCGGGTCATTGCCATCGTCCTTGCTGGCGATATCTGCCAACGGGTCGCCGCCATGCTGCTCATTGTTCGGGCGCACATAGTAGTAAGTACGCTTGCCCGAAGTCTCACGGCGCTTCAGCCAGCCCATCTTGTGCATGATCTGACCGACGCGTGTACTCATCTGGTTCGCGTTATCGATCCGGCCGACTTCCACCTTCAGAATATCGGTCAGGATCTCAAGCGTCGTGAACCTGTTCTGTGTTGAATACTCCAGAGCCTCCTCAATTTTTGTTTGCCACGGATCCGAAATCTCACGGCTTTCCTGCTCTTTGCTGAACAGCCTGATCTGCTCATCGGCTGTCGGATGGAAACGCTCACCTGCATTGAATCGCTGCACCGCCTCGGCAAACAGCTGATCACGCCAGCTGGATAGCAGGTCCAGGGATATGGGATGCCGCTCCTCAACGCGCCACGGCCAATAGCGGGTATTACCCGTCTTGTCCTTGAAATACTCGTCCTGATTGGTCGTACCCGCGAACACAAGCTGGCGCGGCCACTTCTTTGGAGCTCGGTCATATGGCGCCCGGAAGTGGTCTTCCTGACTCGACACAAACGCCTTCATGCGTGTCGACTCAGACCGGTTAAACGCATCCAGCTCGGCAATCTCGAACAGCCAGATACCTTGTAGCAACTGATAGGTATCCTTATTATTCAGATCCAAAGGTGCATCACTGAACCAATCGCCAGCCAACACCCGCAGCGCTGACGACTTACCCCGATACTGATAGCCCTCAAGGATCGGCATAAAGCGCATCTGACAGCCCGGCTTATAAATCCGAGCCACCATACCCATCAGAAAGAATCGACCGCTCAGGCGCGTGTACTCCGTGTCTTTGGTGCCCAGCGTTTCCACCAGCCAATGATCCAGACGATCCACACCATCCCAGACAAGGCCGTCCAGATACTCACGCACCGGGTGGCAGCGCAAATCACGCGCCGCCCAGCCAACCGCCGTGGCCAGCGTATCCGTCGCACGGATCCGCATCCCCAGCGCCCGAGCCAGCCACAACCCCAAACGCAGGTCGTCATCTTCACCCCAGATCGGGCGCTCATTGAACTCGGCTACCGACTCCCACGGCAGCTTTTTACGCTTCACAATCTTGCGGGCAAACTCATCGGCCCACAGGCACTCTTTCAGGTCCGGGTGGTGACGCAGCACCAGGTACACATTCTCCCGGCAATCGACAAACTCGCCATCTTTGCGCAACAACCGCTTCCGCCACGCCTGCTCAGGCAGCACCGGAATACCATCATCATCAACCTCAACCGCCGAAGGCTTGCGTTGCGTATGCGCGGGTTCTGTTTGCGCTGTGTCTGCAGGCATTTCTACCCCTACGCAGGCTCCCGCAACGGGCGACCGGTTTGCGATGATCCAGCGCTCGAACGCAGGGCCGCATAACCCATCTGCAATCGCGTCCGCGCAATCCCAGCCATCCGGCTTATCGCCCGGCTTCGGGATGTTTACCCACCACACATCAGACACATCCCCGCAACTCAGCAGCGGCGTATAGATCGCCGTCATCGCCTTAACGCCCGGCTGGTCTTGCTCAGGCAACAACGGCTTGGCCAGCTGCGCATCGTCGATAGCCGACTGCGCACCGGCCTCACCCACCAGCTTCTTAATCGTCGCCTTCTCGGCATTACTCAAAGGGACCCGCTTGGCATCGGCGTCAGCCCAGAATGTCAGCTGACGGCCGTACAGTGGTGACCAATCGGCCTTCTTAACCGCCTTGCCACCGCCTGGCCAACTCACCACCACCCAATCCGGCAGCTGCGCCTGGGCAAAATCTCGGCACTTCTCGCCTTCCACCACCAACACCGGTGCATTCGGCATTGATGCCAGCGTATCCAGTCCATACAGAGGCCGCGGTTCATCAAAAGAACGCCAGCGCCACGACTGCGCACCCGTCTTGATATTCTTGCACCAGGTCAGCGGAATCGTCTCTTTGCCGCCCGTACTGGTCGTAAAGCGGTACACATAACCCAGCGTGCGGCCTGCGCCATCGCGGTACTGCCACACCATCTGCGGCTTGCCGCGCTTGATATGGGCCTTAAATGGCTCCGGCGCATCCACCGGCACCGGACGCACCACCACCCACTCAGACGCCTCGTCAGCTGCCTGCTTGCTGGCATGCTGTACACGCTTCCCGGGCTGCGCCGGCGCCGCATCGTCTGCAGGAATATCCGCACCAAGGATCCGGCAAGCCTCTTTGAAGCTCACCCCCTCGTACTTCACCAGAAACTCAATGGCATCGCCGTGCTCACCGCAGCCGAAGCACTGGAAAATCTGCTTTGCCTGATTCACCTTGAACGATGGCGTCTTCTCAGTGTGGAACGGGCAGCATGCCTCCCACTCCACCCCCGACTTGCTCAAAGGCACACGGGCATCAATCACGTCAACGATATCCACGCGCTCTAACAGCGCCTTCGTATCGATCTTGGAAAAATTGGTCACGAAACCGCCTTACTTTGTGGCGAAACAATCGCGTGGCGAATCCTTCTTGTGCTTTTCCTTCAAAAGCTCAAGTAGCTGCAACAGAGACTCTGTAGCCACCTGAACCCGCTTTTCCAGGCCATCCATCTCACGGCCGGTAATCCGGTTATCAACCAGCGCCGTCTGAATATCCTTGGCCAGCTCGCCATCACTGCGCATCACCATCAGCAGATGAGTCACCAGCTCATCACCCGACTCGGTAATCTTCGGCAGCTCAATCGATACCCGGTTAAAACGCCAGTTCAAGGCATCCAGCGCGTCGTCTGTCTCTTTCACACCGGCCTCTTGGCACCACTCAAGAATCTGAACCGCCTCATCAAGGGTCAGCTTGTGTGTTTTAACCCCTGGGCGCATCTTCAGATAGAGCGAAGAGCTTGGCATGTGCATCCGCGATGCCAGCGCCTCAACACCGCCTGGATATGCGCGGGCACAAACGTACATCGCATCGAAAAAGTTTATCTGACTATAAGCATGGGTCATGACAAAAGACTCCGTTTTTTATAGATGACAGCGCAATCAAGCGTATCTATAGTGAATAAAAAGACCGTGACGACAGCTCACCGCCACGGTGTAAACGCAGCGCAAGGCACACGCAGGAGGAAACAACAGCAATGAAGGCGGCAACCCCAGTCATGAGAAAATTGGAAGCTCTCACCCCACCAAATTCCACAAAAGGAGTTGCCATGGACGTCAACATGCTCGGCACCGCCGTAAGCTGCCTCACGGCTGCCACAGACATTGGTAAATCAATCGTTGGCATTAGGGATGCCACCGTTGCGAACAGCAAAGTTATTGAAATTCAGGAGCTGCTGCTCAAAGCGCAGCAATCGCTCTTCGGACACAGCGCGGAACTGCAGCGCCTCCAACAGGAAAACTTCGATCTCCGCGAGCGACTGCGCAGTCTGGAAGCGGAAGCAACGAACAAGCTTAACTACACGCTGGTCGAGCTCAAGGCTGGTAACTGGACCCTTGCTCAAAGAGTCGACAAAGACATTCCCGATGTCTTTGTGCCCAAGCACTACGTGTGCCAGCCATGCTTTAGTCTCGGCAGAGAGGTGGTTCTCTTGCGGGACGAGTATTTCGGTGGTGTTCATTACGATTGCCCTGTCTGCAAAACGAGAATCTTGTCTGATGAACCGGCAATGGATTCGTAACGCATCTTTGAAGCCAGCCGAACAAAAGGAGTTGCCATGACCGATTCAGACATCAAGAAAACCTTTTCCCTTACTTGCCCGAAGTGCGGCAACAATCAGCTCGTCCAGACCGGGAATGAAAATCTCGAAAGCGAAATCACCTGCCCCAGCTGCGGCGCCATGTTTATTGCCGGTGACAGGGCTAACGACCAGTCCAGACAGGAGGCAGAGAAGATCGCGCAGGATCTTGCGGCGGCGAGCCTTACTGACGTTTTCAAGAAGTTTGGAAAGCAGTGAGAGCTGCGACTTGAACCGACTGGAATGCAGAGTGATGGCAATGTTCATTTCGCAGCTCTCCGAACTTTGCACCAGAAGCGGAACTGCTTTGACATGTTCTCTGATGCAGAACCATCAATGTCAAAAATGACGGCCAGCTCAGACTGCTCGGCAGCAGAAAGCCAACGATATAGCCGAGTGCGGATGATTGAGTCTGCTACCCGCACCAGAACCTTGCAGGCGAGTCTGCGGAGCGTGTTCATGCCGCGTCCTCGTCACGCATCACAATTTCAGGCCATCGCTTCTGCCAGTCATTCGGAAAAAGTTCTTTCCTTGAGCAAATCCCTCGGAGCTCAAGTTCAGGCGCAAGCACCGCTAGAGATCCGATAGGTATTCGTCCATTAGCCTTCCACCCTGAAACTGATGGAGGCTTCACTCCAACATATGCAGCGACAGCTGAAGTACCACCGAATTCTTCGATAAGTTCAACATGGGTTTTCATCATGCACCAATTGTTAGGCATTCCTTACACAATGTCAATAGGCATTCCTATCGAACTATGCTTTAGGCTTGCCTAATGAATACACTTTCAGAACGCATAACCTTTTTGCTTGAATTCAAGTCAGTCAGCAAAGCTGAACTAGCTAAAGCTTGTGGTGTAAAGCCGCCATCGGTTTCAAACTGGGTCGATGGACGGACCAAGAAGCTTGAAGGGGAAAGCCTTGTTCGGGCTTCTATATTTTTCGCGTGCAACCCACTTTGGTTAGCCACAGGGATTGGGGAGCCGTTTGCTAAGGTTGGTGACTTTTATCTAGAGAACTTAAGCAACAGCTATGCGCATTTCGACGTACTCGACGTAAAATCCGCTTGCGGAGCTGGTTATGCAAATGACGATCACCCAGTGGTTATCTCACGCCTTGAAATGCCGTTACATGTGGCAGAGAAGCTGGTTGGTCATGTAAATCGCTCTTCTCACATCAAGATCGTCACAGCTCACAGCGATAGCATGACTCCAACAATCGAGCCCGATGATCTGCTTTTTATAGATACGTCATGCAAAGAAGTGCGGGGTGATGGGATTTATTTAATAATCCACGCCGGTGGATTGCTGTGCAAGCGTATTCAGAAGGTTGGCAAGACGCTTCAAATCACATCTGACAATAAAGTATATGCTCCTTGGGACTGGAGTGATCGAGACAAGGATACTTTTATTGTTGGCAAGGTAATCTGTGCTCATAGAATGAACTTTATTAAATTCTGATTTGACATATATGTTTGATAAGATTATGCGATTTATTCTGTATACGTTATGCATTTTATTTGTATTTACTACAGCACTTGGAATATATAACGCTATACGTTCAGGCTATTACGGTTTGTGGATTAGCGCTGCAATTTTTGCATTAATCTCGTACGGTTTTTGGAAATGGGCTCGAAAAAAACCTGCAAATCGCGTCTTATTAAGTGATTTTGCAGAAGCAAAAAAGGCGGAGTGAAAATGAAAGACAAAACAACAGCTGCTTTGTTGGCCTTATTTTTAGGCGGCATTGGAATGCACAAGTTTTATTTGGGAAAAACAGGAACTGGCGTTATTTATATTTTATTTTGCTGGACATTTCTACCAGCATTCATTTCATTAATTGAGGCTATTGTTTTGTTTTCAATGAGCGAACAGAGTTTTAACGAAAAATACAATAATGGATTTCAAAGTTTATACCAAGAAGCTTTTTCACCAGACACGCATGTTCGCTGCCCAGACTGTAAAGAGTTAATAAGAAAAGATGCTAAAAAGTGTAAGCATTGCGGCACAGCAATTATTCCATCTTAGCTAACAAATAGAAATTAAATAATATCCATATTTCTTCATTGTTCAGAATTCTTCAAATAACGGTAATTGACACCATGAAAAAACTTACATTACTAGCTATAACAGCACTTTTTAGCCTCGCTTCAACCGCTGCGCTAGCAGGAAATACCCCGTGCTCTGGGAAGAAAGGCGGCGTTTCACACTGCTCTAATGGTAAGTTCATCTGCAAAGATGGCTCTACCAGTGCGTCTAAGAAGATCTGTACCGGCAAGTGATTACAACTGCCTATTGACTTGATTAAAGACGGGGGCTTAAAAGGATGGAGCTGCTTCTCATACTATTGCTTTTAGTTGTTTTGCTCTATTTCTTTGTCAAAAAGCGCCAAAAACAAGGCGCATTTAATTTTCATGACCCAATACCAACGGGGTATCAGATATACATAAAAAACGCTGATATCGTTGGAATCAAACACAGAAAAATGGATTTTCTAAGATTTGCCCTCTCCGACGAACAGGGTCTTGAGCTTGAGCCAGAGCCAAACAATCCTGCGGATCAAAATGCCATCAAGGTGATCGGAACGGCAAAAACTGGGCGCTACTTCATAGGATACGTTCCTAGAGAAGATGCAAAGCAGATAGTCAATAGCGGGCTTGCCGCTGATGTCAGAGCTAGGCTTGTTCGGATATTCATAGGAAAAAACGGATACGTTGATATACGCTGGCAGATCATTGGGCCAAAGAAAGACAAACAGAAATTTGACAGCCTTTTAAAATCATAACCGTAAACAATCAACCTTTAGTTAATGATAATCCCCGCCCTTCTAGCTTGCCTTGCACTCACCCTGCCACCCGACGCATTGGCAGGCGCAACCCGCTCACAGCAGGCTAAGGCAGAGTTCAAGCGCATAGTGCCCTGCCCTATGAATGGGAATACCAAGGGATCATGCCCAGGCTATGAGATAGACCACATCAAGCCGCTATGCGCTGGTGGATCTGATACGGCAGATAACATGCAATGGCTCACTGTGACATCGCACCGCCGCAAGACCAAAGAAGATGTGAAGACCTGCAGGGCAATGAGATGACAAATTTTCGAATACTTTCCAGCCATGATTAACCAACCCCAAACCATAGCCATTGATCTGATCGACAAGATTAACGACCAGTTCTCTCAAGTTAGGTTCTATCAAGACAGAAATAGCCTTGTCATTAAACTGCTCGATGCGCAATCATCAAAGCTGATTCATGTTGATGCTGAGGCTGGTTGGTACGCAAAAGGGATGATAGCCAGCCTTTGCGGTGATATGGACCAGGCAAGATATGCATTCAAGAATGCCTCACAATTAGGTAACCCAGACGCTGCAAAAGACCATTGGATGATTTCGGCTATAAATTTAGGCTACTTTTCTGAAGGTGTTACACTATACGGAGAAATTGGGGCCCCAACTAAAGGTAGGTTTACCGAACTTGCTGAAAATGGTTTTTCCTACGGGGCTTTTGAGACGCTTAAGCGCTTCTTAGATGAGGCGAAGGTGATGGAACTGGATCTCTCCGGACTAGGTGTAGATGGCTTTAAAAAGGTCATCAACCTTCTTGAAAAAGACGGCACAACGCAAGAGGACGCAATGCGCCTGCTTGATGCCGCTGGAGAGGTGTTGCGTAGTCGCAAAGCATTTTTTGTTGGTAGTGGTCCGCACTTCTTTATTGAGTCATCTGAATACGGTGACAGTGGTTGCGCTCACTTTCAATACGAAGTGCCTTTGAGCCCGAATGAAGCTTCAGAAATGAACTTTGAACTGGCTGAAAAAATTGCTGCTATGCCAGAACGTATCCCTAATGCCTTTTGCGTGTCATTCATCTCGTCAAATGCCAATTACGCCTGAACAACTACTAGCTCAAGCCAAATCCATTTCGCTAACCAGCGAGCCTGAAATAAGAAACGCAGTTGGTCGCGGTTACTACGCTGCATATCATGTGGCCAAAGCGTTTCATGATGGATTGCCTAGCTTCGGTATCGCACCAGCTAACGTTGGTGCGCACGAAGGTTTAATACAGCGCCTTACAAACCCGACCATACCGAGAAGCGACCCTCTTTCCACCAAATCACGCCGGGTAGGATACATCTTAAAGATGATCAAGCCTCATCGGGTTAAGTCTGATTATCACTTAAGCGAAACGGTACAAAGCAATCTCGCCCAGCAAACAATCGCTGAAGCCGAGAGATTGATGCAAATTGTTTAACTATGACCATCACCAAACAATGCACCGACCGCATCGTGACCATCATGCCGAGTGGCCAGTTCACGCTTGACCGGATACTGGCTGTACAGACGGATGTAGTGCTAGACCCTGCCCTGCCCGGTTACGACAAAGAGGCTGCGGATAAGGTGGTGTATGAGGTCACGGAGATGATGCTGGCTGCTGGGGATCAGTACGACAGGGCTGAGGTTTATACGAAGAATAGCAATTCAACCAAGGAGTGAAGCATGGCAATGCGTGAACTTATGATTGAAATTGGCCCAGACAGCAGCGGCCTTTATGAGAGGAGATATGCTCATATTGTTGTGGAGCAAACTTCTAGTGGTTGGATATGGCGCCACAGCTCTCAACAATCAACCTACGGGCCGTTTGACTCTGAAGAAAAGGCATACCAAGCTGCAGCATCAAAGCTTGATGGGTGCTACGAAGACTGACCTATTTCTGAAGCACAACAAAAAGCCCCTTGCGGGGCTTTGTCATTTCTTTGCTTTAGTTGCCGCTTTGGCTACGGTCTCTTTTGGCTTTGCCTTTTTTGCCGCAACAGGTTTTTTCTTCGGTGGATTTACAGCCACCTTCTTTGCATCCATAGCTGCATTGAATAGGCACTTATAAATCATGTACCAACCGAATCGACCAAGGTCCTCATCGATCTTATTGAAATTGATTGATTGGCGAATTCTAAAAGATAGCTCAGGGCGTAGCGTATTGGCATCCTTGAACAATCTGTAATCAAGCAACTTCATAACAGCAATTTGCTGGAATTTAGCCAGATCAGATACACCACGATCCTGTAGTTTTTGGCTTATTGAAGTTCCGATGAAGTAGATGTTTTTGAACTCATCGCACTTGCCGTCGCTTGGGAATACATCGTAGAAGTTTAGGTAGTACTCAACGCCGGTTCGCCAGTTAATAACGATCTGGTCAATGTACGTAATGACGAACTTGACGTAGTCATTACGACACTGAATTGGGTTTGGTTTGTTTTCCTCTTCGGCAACTATCTCAATTAAATCAACGAAGAGTTCAATCGTTTCACGCAGGTACTTCTTTGCACCGACATCTAAAGACATAAGCAGCAGCCAATAATAGCCAACAGCGATTAGGCTGGCTGTTTAAGATGTTCGCCGCGCAGCAGCGCCTCATGGAACTTCTCGTCAAAGTGATTGTTTGCGTCGGCGCGCAAACCGCTTCTGGTAGCTAGAGACTTGTTAAGCTCCATGATACCTTTCTCGAATGCTGCCTCAATGGTCTTCGCGTCTTTTGTAGAGAACTTGAAACGACCGGTAGTAATGGCAGACATGATGACCCCCTTCAAAATGAATGCAACCTCAAAATTCTTTCTTTAGTCCAAGTGAATTTACCACGCAAAAAAGACCGGAATGCGGCCCTTGCTTGGAGATCAACTTGTCACGCCTTCACTTTATAGAAATTTACTTGCATGTGCAACACTTAATTTTGAATTATGCGTTACGCATCAGAGCGTTACACAAACCCGCCAAAATGTGGTAAGCAACTGAAATTTATGGAAATTAGGCGTTGATCGGCCTGACTCCCCAGGCTGTCGGCGGTGCGAGACACAATGATCTTCCAGCTAACGCTAACCCGCTTCGGCGGGTTTTTTGTTGAGCGTTCGTGGCCGGCGACCAAACGAAACCCGCCACGCGGGCGGGTTTCTCTTTAGTGCTCTTTGTCTTTTGGTGGGCACGGGTCTTTCTTACCAATGGTGTCCTTACTCCTGATCTTTTGATCTATACCTTTGGTAATTAACTCACCACCACCAGCGTTGTTGAGCATCCTTCTAGCCTCTGACTCAGCTTGCTTTTGAGTATTATGCAAGCCAGCTGGACGATCTGCCCCAACCCGCTTGTTTTCCCATAAGCCGTCTTTCCGCTGAGAAACAATACGATCCTTCTTTGTAACCATAAGACACTACCTTTCAAGGGTTTTTAACTTGGTTTTAGATGCCGATCTAACCCTAGCAACAGGTTTGGATGCGACAGACTTACCGCTCCCCAAGACGTACTTCCCCATAGTCACTTTTTTACCCGTCAGAGACGGAGTTACGGCAGTTCTTTTGGCTGCCTTCTTTGCTACAACAAAGGTGGTTGACCCGGTTTCAAGCCACTCACGCATTTTTTCATTCACAACAGTTGACCATCCTCGGCCAAGGCCCCTGAGACGATCCAGAACATCGGTATCAAAGCGAACACTGGCCATCACCTTAGTCGGTGCTTTTTGTGGCCCACGCTTGCCGCGCCCCCGCTTCTCGAGCTCGACCAGGCCTGCATAAGTCTTCTTGTCAAAGAACTCACTGGCCTTCTTTGCCTTGGCAAAGTCTGCCTTTGTCCACGCTGGATTACTGTCATCCAGGGCGATACCTTCCTTGATGCGCTTGTCTTCTGCAACGGTTGGAATGACCGTACCTGCTTTAAGTTTCGGCATATTCCTTAACCTCCTTACGGCTTGCTTTTCTCAAACTGATGATGCGAACAGATACCTCACGAAAACAGAAGACCATGAGATAAAGACGCATGCCAATGTAACCAATGGCTTTAAACCGCGTTTCCGGGTACTTACGGTCGTCATGCTTAACCAGTGCGGTTTCCCACTCAAACGCGTCTGCGTCACCAAACCAAACCCCGTGCTTCTGCACGTTCTCGGCTAGTTTTTTGGGGTCCCATTCGTATCGCATGGTTTTATTGTATATACAAATAAATAAAACGCAAGGAAATTTCAGACATTGCTTGAGGCGGGTTTTTTATGTGCGCCCATTGCTAGTCTTCAAAAGCTAATGGCAGTTGATTACCCTTCACTGGAAAAGATCTATCTAACATTCGCTTGAACTGATCCCAATCATCAGCGGCACGCATTAGACCGGTTACTGCGTGGATATGCTCGCTGAGAGCTGGGTGGCCCACGTCTTCTGTAAGCCACTGATGATGCGTAGACTTGCGGCGACCGTTATCTACCTTGGGGTTTCTTGTTTCAAGTTCTTTAACTAGACCAGGTGCTAAACGGTGGTAAACAATGTCCATTGTAAAGCGGCCAACAACGCCTGGCTTACCGCCCGAAATAGTAGGATATTCCCATCCGCGCAATCGGAACATCTCCTTATAAAATGTGTCTGGAAATCGCTTTGCCCACTTTGCGAACTCTTGTAAGAGATACTTATCCAAGAGTGCCGATAGGGCTTTTTTGTCACGAACCTCTTGATAGCCAGTAGCCTCATCGACGAGAGCCACGATACCAATACTTGCCAGCGAACGAACAAGCATGTCTGCTCGTTCTGCAATGTGTTCCTGGCTTGGCAACAAGACGCCATTATCTCGTGCCGATAGGTATACGCGGCACACTTCAGGAAGCAGTTCCGCAGCATACCCATATACCTTAGCGCCAGTTGGTGAAATAAATTCTATCGGCGTTGTCGACTTTGTTATTTCTATATCAATCAATGGCTTAAGATTTGCTGCGGCTAAAAACGGTGGGAGGTTGTCGACTACAGTTCTGACACCGTGCCCACCCTTTGCCTTAGCTGCTCGGCCTAGAACGGTAAGAAAGCTCTCCTGTGTAAGAATACGTGTTCCGTCTTCCAATACATAGCAGCCAACGGATAAATCACCGATCATCAGCGGGTTGTCCCGCGAGCCAAAAACGGCACGTGGTAGACCAATGGAATTTTTATTGGCTTTCTTAGCCATCGCCCCTTTTCTGGCGATCGCGCTTCTTTCTTCCTGGGTCAATTTCGCGGCTCTTGCTAAACCGCCTTTCGCTCTTCCGGTTTTCTCATTATTGTCCATTGCAAGCACTCCTATATATTTTTGCTTGCATTGTAGACTCGAATCAATTATTTAGCAAGCACGCATTACGGTTAGTTGCTTACATTTTGCATCTAATACGGCTGGGGACTGTTAGCCCGGCTTGGCGAGAGCGCGTTATTTGCCGGTTCATTACGGCGTGTGCCATTTGTGCCAATCACCATGCGTATGGCCACTACCCTTTAGCAGTCCTAGAGCGGGCAGTGGGTATTCCTTCTATCGGATCTTGTGAACCCAAAGTGCTGCGGAATGTATCTATTGTGCCATAAAAATTAGGAATGCCTATTGACATATAATTAGGTATGCCTTATCGTTCGCAAATACGCACCACCGCAATACACCGATGCCCGCGTAGCGAAGCAAGCCAAAACGGGAGAAAGAGAACGGCATCTCAAGGGTGTAGCTCCAAACGGTTAAGCCTTAGGGCAGCCAGGAGCAAGCGAAATGCGGCATGTAGCACCTAACCGCAGTTGTCTGAGTGATTCGCCCGGTGAGCACTACGCCGGCTGGGCGGCGCTAAATAGCCCTGATGGCTTACCGAGAGATAGGCCGGGCGAGTCACTCAGGCAATTGCAACCGGAGGCAACGATGCAGATCGATGACACCGCAGTAACCGAGCAAGAGCTGCGCCAGGCATACAACGATGCCGGGCTGTGGCACCAGGGCATGAGCTTCGTTCAGGCCAAAAGCAAGGTGCTGGTCTATTGGGGCCTGGTACGCCAAGCCCTGGCAGCCAGAAAAGCAGCAGAACGGTATCGGCAACAGCATCTGCAGCCTCGACTCATTTAGGAGATTGCAATGTCACGTAGTTTTTTTGACCAGATCCGCGATATCCGTCGCGGCGAGTTTCTGGAAGATTGTGGCGACGAGCTGCAAAAGGTAGTGGCCTCGGTTGATGAGACCGGCAAGACCGCCAAGCTGATTATTACCCTGACCGTTAAGCCAGCCAGCAAAGGCCAGGGCGCGGTGGTTGTAACAGACAAGGTGCAAGCCAAGCTGCCAGAGCTACCAGTGGGCGAGACGATTCTGTTCGTCACGAACGAAAACAGCCTGGTACCGAACGACCCGCGCCAAAAAGACCTGGAACTGAAATCAGTTCCGGCACCGGCAGAGTCGGCTACCACCCTCAAAACAGTTAACGGCTAAGGGGTAGATCATGACTGATAAGACAGAAGCCCAAACAATTGCCGAACTGACGGCCGTGCCACAGATTAAGCATGAAGACGGCATGCCGCCGCTGGCATTTACACCAACAGGCGGTGGCCAATACAGCATGGCCAGCCTGGAAAATTACCTTCCGAAGCCGATGCGGAAGTCCGGCACCGTCATCTTGCACGAACTTGAGAGCTTTATTGATTTCGTGAAACGCCAGGGCTCGCTGACCTATTCGAACATCTATCTGGATGTTGACTATGGCCAGAGCAAGGTTAAGGCCGTGGCGATTTTCAACGACCACTCCGACAAGGATGAAACCGCTACGGGCTGGCGCGACCACCGCGCCGTGTTTAACCCGCGCTGGTCGGAGGAATGGAATCGCTGGGTGAAACACAGCGGTAACGCCATGAGCCAGGTCGAGTTGGCCAACTTCCTTGAAAAGAACATTGGCGACATCGTTGGCAACGCAACCAACAAGATGCCCACAGGCTCTGAGGTGCTGACCTTTGTCAGCGCACTGACTGAAACCCGCAAAGTGAAGTACGGATCTGCTGTCAACCTGCAGAACGGCATGGTGCAGATCGAGTTTGTCGAAGACGGTGACAACAACACCAAGGGCAAACTGGATATGTTCCGGGAGTTTGCCATCGGTATCCGGCCGTTCCACCACGGACAGGCGTACGAAATCAAGGCCTTTCTGCGCTATCGCATCGATCGTAACTCAGGCGAGATACGTTTCTGGTTCGAGCTGCAGCGCGCCGATAAGGTACTGGAAGACGCCTGCGCCGACATGATCAGCAAGATCAAGGCCGAAGCCGGTGTGCCGGTGCTGTTTGGAACCCCTGAGTAACCCTGACCGGCCCCGCTCCGGCGGGGCCAGGAGATAGCCATGACCATGAAAATAAAACCGTGGATTGCTGGACTGATCGTTTTTGGGCTGTTCTGCATTGTGTCCGAAATGGACTACCGCGAAGCCGTGCATCAGGAACAGATTGCCAAGGCCAGCCAGGTGCAGACCTATGCTGCACGATAACCAGCCGCCCAACGGCGGCCCGGCGTTCCCTGGTACGCAGTATCAGGTACAGCTGCAGCCCGATGAAACCCGTTCGTACCATATTGTCGAGCAGCCGATGAACGGCATGAGCGTGCGCGATGTGGCGACTCTGCAGATCCTCGGCGCGATGATCCAGGCGCATCGCCTATGCACTCCGGCGCTGATTATTGAGGCAATGGATGCGGCCGATGTGTTCCTGGAACTACGGAGCCAGGTATGAATCACCCGGAACACGAACTTTGCGAACTGCGTCTCCTGGTAAAACAGCACGAGCAGACTATTGCCGACATGCTGCGCACTCAGCACCCGATCATGCGCGATGCCTTGCGTTACCAGACGCTACGCGAAAGCCAGTTCGATGCCGTAGTGGTGATTCTCACCAGTGCCGGTGGTCATATGGCCGAACCAGATCAGATCGACTGTGAGGTTGACCGCATGATCGAAGCCAAAAGCGGCCTCAAGTTGGCGGCTTGATATGTGCCTATTGCATACCGTTCTTTACGGCACATACGTACCGCCAAGCGTGCCAGGTCGCGTTGTCAGCTTCGATGACACTCGGTGGAAGCGCATCCAGAGGCCGGGTAAAAAGCCAAGCGAATCGGCGCTTGAAGATGTTTTGCTGATTCTTAAAGCAGAGCCAGGCACCTGGTTTACTGCATACGACATAGCCGACATGACTGGGCTGCACAAGGACTACTCCATGAAGTTATTAAACCGGCTTGCCAGCCAGCATGTCCTTGCAAAGCGCAAAGCCAAGCTGCACCCAATTGGCCTGCCGACTGCCATGTTCAAGTGGATGAATAAACGTGCCTAAAAGTAAAAAACCACGCAAGGCTTACCGGCCTGATCGTCGTTATGCCGGTGATCGAGTGCCATCGCTACTGGAGATGCACGCGCTATTCACGCCGATTTTCAAGACACTCGACGACCTTGCCAGTGGCGAAGTCGAGCACGATAAAGGCATCCCAATCATGCTGTTTGACGGCGAATGGGCGGCAATCCACGCCGCAATGATTGGGTGGGCTTGCTGCTGGGAGCGAATCTGCAGCGCCCAGGGCATGACCTACGATGCCACCCCACTCCGCAAGCTGGCAAAGAAACTGGAAAACGGCGTGATGCTAGAGGTTGAAGACATCGAGCGCGCCAGAGACTGTGTTGAGTTAACACGCAAGGTGTTTATGAAAACACCAGCGCATGTGCTCAAGCGCCACTCGGTAACTGAGCAAATCGCCATTGAATTTGAGAAACGCAATCTAATCCAGGAGGCAGCTTGATATGAAACTCGGCGATCCAACAAACGATTGGAAGCAATGCAACAACTGTAGATCAATCCATCGGGAAGAAAAGCGAATCTGGGTGAGGCGATATGGGCTGGATACGTCCAGCTGCCCATATTGCGGCTCGGTTTTTATGGTGCCGTCAGAGTTAATGAAACGCCAGGAAGAGTTATTTAAGGGAGTAGCAGCATGAAAATGGCTAAAGCATCAGAAACAGATATTGAAATGGCGATGAAGCTTGCCAACTGGCTTGAGTCGGTTGAAAACGGCCGTATGCCAGAGGATTTGACGGAAGGCGAAGAAATAGAGTGGATAGAAACCGCTAACGAAGAGCAGTATGACAGGCTTTTCCATGGGCTTCGCAGGCTTTTGCAGCAAGGGTCTTTGTTCCGGGTAATTTTTGGAATGGCTGTTGTTTGCGATCCGGCCAACAAGTTACTAGATCCAGATGCAGACACAATAGAGCATCATCCAGAACGCCAAAAGGCAGAAGCGGCATTGCTGTGGACTCTGTATCACCACCAGGGTGGATCATCAGATATCGGGCAGCCAATTCGCAAACTACTCGGCATTGGCCAGCACGACCGCCTGACAGACGAACAAATAGCCGAAGCAAAGGTGTTTTATGAAAGCCACACGGGCAAAGGCGGGCAGTCTAGTTCGTACCGCTATGTAGGAAGCTTTGGGGGTGCAGAATGACTACAAAACACACACCCGGGCCGTGGTCCATTTCAACGTTTTCGCCTAGATCTATAGTTAAGCTTTATCCTGAAGATCGTGTATCTATATGTGTTGTTAGCGGAGTAAGAGACGGCTGTCAATTTGATGGCACAGATCGCTTACGCGATAAAAGACAGCAAGCGAACGCCTTGCTAATCGCCGCCGCGCCAGATCTGTTGGAGTCGCTTCGCGGTTTGTATGCGGCTATGGCCTGTTATGAATCAACGCCGGAAGAAACGCTGGCGCTTGAATATGCGCGAGCCGCCCTGCGAAAAGCGTTAGACCATTCTGGTGAAGCCAACGAAATGGTTGAATTTTTTTCAAAAGAAATGAAAAATAAAATTTCCGTAGCGAGAGCCGAGCAAGCAGAGAACAACGACTGGAAGAAGGCAAGCTACATTCGTGAAACGCTTAATGCCGAGCAAGCAGAGCGTGGAGAAAAAGATGACGCTTGAAGAAAAATACAAACTGCTGGCAACGCACCTATCATACAACCCAGATAACGGGATTTTTACATGGGTTACTGCGCCATCAAAGTATCACGCTAGGGTTATCGGCACTCGTGCTGGAACACAGTTTTCAGACGGCTACCGGTATATCAAGTTCAAACGGAGCGTGATTGCAGAGAGTCGATTGGCATGGCTTATGGTTAAAGGTTATTTGCCTGAGATGGTTGACCACGAAAACCTTGTGCGTAGCGACAATTACTTTTCTAATCTTCGAGAAGCAACTGTTGCTGATAACAACCGAAACCGAACAAAGCAGTCCAATAATACCTGTGGATACAAAGGCGTTAGCTTGCACAAAGCAACTGGCAAGTTTGCTGCCCGTATCTGTGTCAACAAGAAGCGTATTCCTCTAGGGTATTTCGACACAGCAGAGGAAGCGCATCAAGTCTATATCAAAGCATCGGAGGAACATCATGGCAAATTCGCACGATATTAACGAGCCGGTGGCGTGGATGTGGATTAATGAGCGCGGTAGCGAACGGCTTGAATGGGAACCAGTGCAAGATATTTCTAAATGGAAATCTACACCACTCTACGCCGCCCCTGTCCGTACAAAAGACCTGACGGATGCCGTGGACGCAGCAATGGTCGAGATGCAAAACATCCATCCGCCTTTGCGACGAAGCGAGTGTGAACGCCTTATTCGGGCAGCTAACTACGCCGCCCCTGTCCGTACAAAAGACCAAAAATGATTACACAAGCCGAACTAAAACACTTCCTTAAATACGACCCAGATACCGGTCTATTTACATGGAACACTTCGCACAATACAAAACTAAAGGTGGGCGCTATTGCCGGTGGTTTTGATGGTGAAGGCTATCATCGTGTGATGCTAAACGGTAAGCACTACAAAGGGCATCGTCTTGCGTGGTTGTATGTGCATGGCGTTATGCCTGACTGCGAGATTGACCATATCAACCGTAATCCAAGTGATAACCGGATCAAGAACCTTCGTCTCGCAGACCGACATCTCAACACGCAGAATTGCGGAATCCGAAAAGACAGCACATCTGGTTTTGCTGGTGTTAGTTTTTACAAGCCGACCGGTAAGTGGAAAGCACAGATTTCAGTGAACAAACAGAAACGACATTTAGGTTATTTCGATACGCCAGAAGAAGCGCACAGCGCGTATATCTCAGCGAAAGAAGCCGTCATTGCCGCTGATAGGGAGAAGAATAAATGACTCACGTTTACGCCCCGATCTGGATAATCGCACTGGTTTCCGTGGCGCTTTTTGCCTTTGGTGCGTTTCTTGGCAGGATCAGCAAGTGAGCGAATGCCCAATACTAACGCCTACAGAATTGGCAACTATTACCGGACGCATCAGGCGATCGTCTCAAGCCAAAGAACTTGACGCTATGGGTATCCCCTACCGTCTTCGGTCTGATAAGAGTATTGTTGTATTCCGCTCGGAGCTACCAGGTCATGAACAGGCCACGAAAACAAAACAGAGAACTCCCCGCCTGTGTCTATCTTAAGCACGGGTCTTACTTCTACGTTAAAAACGGGAAGTGGCACAACCTTGGCAAAGATAAAAAAACGGCGCTTGCAGAATACTCCAAGCGTCTGCTGATGCCTAATGATGGTGTCGCCGGATTATTGGCTGAGTGGTTTAGCGACCTTGATGTGAGTGCAGCGACCAGAAAGAGCTACCGCCACGGCGTTAAGGTTCTATCCAAGGTGTTCGCTGAATTCGATCCCCACCAGGTAACCGCCAGGGACGTACTGGCAATGATGCATCACTTCAGAAAAAAGCCAGCATCAGCCAATTTGTACCGCAACGTGCTGCTCGGCGCGATGGATCTGGCTTTTATGAAGAATATCATCGAGCGCAATGTCGTCGTTGACGTTAAGCCTTACCCGATCAACACGCGTGACAGATACATCACAGACGTAGAGTTTATGGCCATCAGGGATAAGGCAACCCCTACCTTAAAGGTTGTGATGGATCTGTGCTATCAAACTGGGCAGCGCATCAGCGATGTGCTGGCTATCAAATACAGCGATCTAACCGACGAAGGAATCTATGTGGTTCAGTCAAAAACAAAGCACCGGATGGTTATTGGCTGGTCACCAGAGCTTCGGCAGGTTATTGCAGATGCCAAGGCGTTGCACAAGTGTTTACGAGGTATGACGCTTCTACATACGCGCCGTGGAAACCCATTCACCTACTCCACAATCAGAACGCTATGGGATCGCGCAAGGTCTGCCGCCAAGGTAGACGATGTGCGTATCCATGACATTCGCGCTAAGGCTGCAACAGACGCAGAGAAGCATGGCCAGGACAGTAAAAAGCTGCTTGGCCACAGGTCAGAATCTAGCCACAATCGGTACCTTAGAAGTAAAGAAACGCCGGTCGCAGAACCGGTGAGTTTTAGACAGTCTAATTGAAAAAGGGCAAAAATGGCCGCAAACCCGCATGGTATAAGGTGTCGCATTTATGGCATCAAAAACTGCGACACCATGAAGAAGGCATTCGCCTGGCTCGACGCCAACGGTATCGAAGAATACACCTTCGTCGACTATAAAAAGGCCGGCGTCGCCGCTGAACACCTGCCCGACTGGATCAATCGGGCCGGTTGGGAAAAGCTGCTTAACACCCGCGGTCTGATGTGGAAAAAGCTGGCTGATG